GTCCGAGTATGGCTTCACGTACACAGATGAGGCCAAGGGTGACGTTGTGCACACCCACCGCCCATTGGGTGAGTGTTCATTTTTGAAGCGTGGCTTCGTCGCTACTTCGCCTTCTATTAAACGTAGGTTAGCACCTCTTGATTTGGGAGTAATCCTTGAAATGCCGTATTGGACGAGGTCCAGTGCTCCGTCTGGCTCAGTGGAGACGACAGTCGACACTGCTCTTATGGAGCTAGCCCTGCACGGTACCGGTGTTTTCAATAAGTGGGCGCCTGTTTTGTGTAAGAATTCTGCAAAGTTTCTTGGGCATTCTCCGAATGCCAATTTCAGATTTAATCTGGCTGCGGCTTTGCATTTGGATAATGAGTATTGATTCTTAGCTTAGTCCTGGATGACGTTAAACTCCAACCCGGCGTATCGAGGTACAGAAGAACCGGTTCATCAACCTTGCAATTTTTACATTTATAGATAAAACTTTAGCGAAAGTTCGGCTTGCCGGGCGACGAAAAAATATGGCTCATTTAATTGAGACACATGCTGCAGTATCGTTTCGATGAGATCGCCAGGCACCTCCTGTGTTGCACTTCGTCTAACAGTGCTCTCTAACAAAGGGAGTGCTGACATTCGTCGAATACTTTGGTTGTGAGTAACGTTGTCTTTGGATCTTTTACTGTAGTGTGTAGTGTGTCGTGTGTCACAAACTTACCACATTTGCATTTGCCGCATGCATCTTATCAGCTTTAGCTAGGCTGGGTTGCGAACTCTATCGCATGGCGGCGGGAAAGACCGCAGTTAGCACACCACGGCGATACAACTTTAAACAGAACACTGGAACAAGAAAACATGAGTAACAACGAAAATTTTCCCAGCGTACAGGCAGTCGTCACTAGTGAGGCTGCCCAGAGTAGTACCACCACTTTTTCTTCTGAATCTAAAGTCCAGCTTCAGGAGTACAACAATGAACACCTTGCGACTGCTCTTTATCCTATCCGAGACCAAACGATTTCTGATTTCATGGCCAAACCTGTTATCATAAAACGGGGGGTCTGGAACTCTTCCACTTCGGCTGGAACAGTATTGGATACTCTTCAGATCGAGAGTTATCTGAGAACTGGTTCACTCGTTACCGAGTGGCTCAATAAGCTTGAAGGGTTCGCTTTAGTTCGAGGTACTGCTGTTGTCC